CCGCGATAGCTTTAACTTTAAACCATTGCTTATACAGCCAAATTCTGTTTGCTGGCAGCGTAGAGTTGACGGATGTTCCGCTGTAAATACGCAGAATATCGCCAACACTAAGGTTGCTTGCCCCAGTGATATTCATCGAATACGCGCCTTTGAGCATATCCGATGTGGCTGTTAGTGCTACAGGGTCTGTGCCATCAATGGTTAACGCCCTATTAGTTCCTGTTGCCTGTATTTCGCAATGACCGCCGCTTAAAACGTGAATGCCTTTAGTCAGTGTAAGAGCAGTGTTTGTTAAAATAACACCGTCAGGCATCATCAAAATAGAAGGCGTCTGCGCGGCGAGGTATGCGTTTAAGTTAGTAATTGCTGCGGTATTGTCAGTAACCCCATCAGCGACTACACCAAAATCTTCGGCGGCTATAAACTGATCTAATTTGGTTTGAACTGTTTGTGCCACCGCACCAGAAGCAGGGACTGTATAGGACACAATCGACGCGTCTACAGCGCCGGTAGTCGTTTGTACTGCGGTGGTGAACTTTACTTCGCCGCCAACGTGTACGCCAGACGTAAACGTCACGGTGTCGCTGTCTGTCTCAATGTAGCTGTCACCAACATACTGGTTTACGCCGTCGATGTAAACGGTCAACGAATTAGTGCCGGGCGTGTAGTTGATCGTTGCAAGGTTGAACACAGTCTGGCCGGCAGTGGCCGTGATGACTTCTTCCTGCACCGTGTAGTTGACGAAGTTTGAGTTGACGCCGGTGATGTTGTCGTAAGTGCCGATCAATATGCTTGCCGCTGTCTCGATGACAAACTTATAGACCAAACCGTCAGTCAGCCAAATCTCGCCGCCCGGCACACGCCCTGCGCTATCCAGTATGATAGGGTTTGCGTGCGGCGTAGTGCCAGACGCGCTGGTGTAAGACGTCTGCGGTGTGGTCGTACCGGCTGCATAGGTGTAAATCTTGCCGCCTGACAAAATAACACCGTTGTTATCAAAAAACTGAGCCGCGAACCCACCAATGGGGGAAGGAGTTACTGACATTTATTAAACTCCGAGGTTGCCCGCCGCCACAAAAGTGTCAGCAACAGGACTGATTAGTGAAATGACGGCGTATTGCCCCATTGTGCTAAACAGCGACGAATATGACACGAGTGTCTGCCCACCAGCCGCGACAGTGACTTTACCCGCGCCGCCTTGAATAATGGTGACATTAAACCCTGCGCCAAGACCTGCCGCGCAAGTGATTGTAACTGCGGAGCCGCTAGTGCAGTAAATAATTTTGCCGTTGTCCGTTGCCGACAGCGTCCGTGCGGTTGTGGCTTCTGTCACAATTACGCCGGTAAGCATCTGTTGTACGGTAACTTTTTTGGTCGTTGCGCTTTGCACCGCCGGCAATTCTTCCGTAAGCGCCAGCGGAGTTGTGACCGCGGTAAGTTGCGAGATTTTCTTGTCGGCCATTTATCTACTCCAATAGCAACAATCCGCCGTCCTCTTGGACGAGGTTGTCTCCGTTTTCAGTTTCAAGGTTACCCTGCGCTTGATCCGGCCCATAGCCAGAAAAAAACGAGATAATGCTGCCCAAACCGAGCGCAATACCGTTACGAAGGGCGCCTCCGAAACCCATTTATCAGTTCCGGTTGATCGGCTTGCAATACACAGTGCCGCCTGTTGACACTTGGATTGCGCTTACGCGCCACGGTGCGCCCGACGTGTTGACAGTCAACACAAAAGGAATTGGCGTGTACGGTGGGATTGGTGTGCTGGCGGTCGTAGCGACAGCGCCGACGCCAACTTCGACGTAGCAAGCCTGATCCGACCAAACCATAACGCCTTGCGCGCCGGCAGGCCATGCGGTTGTGTTACCGGCAGTACCGGTGTAGGCTACGCTGTACGCAGGGTAGTCAGCTTTGCTTAGTGGGTTTAACAGTTCCATAGTGACCTCACGCCAAAAATTTGAGTTTATAAAGAGTTGAATAGTACAACCCGAAAATCTCGTCGATAATGTTTTGGATTGGGGTGCAATCCTTATCGACGACTTTATACCGCATTTCCATCAGTTCGTCTACTTGACCTTCAAGAAACTCGACAATGTTGTTGGTTTTCTTAGCCGACATGAGCGAAATAGGGCCAATTAGGCCATATTTGCCCTGATAGGCTTCGGCAAATTTGTCCGCCAAGTCGATGACTTCGTCGTAAAACTTCCGCAATGCCTTATGCTTTGCGTAGCTGCGTGTGTTTAGATGCGTCGAGTGAGCCACATCGCGCGCCAAAAACAGTGTTCCTACAAAATCAGCGCAACTCATTACATCATTCCTTCAGGCGATTGGCCGGGTTCTTCTGGCGGTGCCATTGCTTCTTCCATACCCATTTCTGGCATTTGCTGCATCTCAGGCATCTCTTCCATGCCCATCTGGGGCATTGGCTGCTGGGGCTGCATCATCTCTTCGTCCATCTGAGGCTGCTCACGCATCTCAGGTGCACCGCCAATCAGGTCGCCTGTGTCCATCGCCGCAGCAATAGTACCCATGACGATGTCTTGGATTTGCTCAGGTGACATACTGTTCTGAACCGCAGAAATGCGCTTCGTTTCGGCGTCGTAGGCGTCTACCTGTGCTTTGTATTCCTTGATGTCCACTTCGCGCTGTGCGACGCTGTCCTGAACGTTCTGGATGATGTCTGTCATCCGGTTCAGTTCCTGCGTCATGGCCTCCATCTGCTGCTGTGCGGCCATCATCTCAGGCGACTGATCGCCTTCCGACAATACCTTCGGATCAAGGATTTTCTTAAACCGCTCCGCCATTTCCTGCGCGCCGGGCCAATCCATATTCTTGATGAACAAATCGCCTGCAACCGACCAAAGTGCTGGGTTGGATTGCAAAATCTGGCTCATAGCGTCGAGGGCTTCTTGACGCTTTGTCATGTAGCCGGGGCCAGTTGTGACCATAACGTCGTAAGTACCAACGCCGGGATTGTAGACCTTTTCGATCAGCGCACCCATTTCGTCGCGGATTTCCTTGACAGGCTCTTTCTGCGTCGGGTTGAACTTGACCATGTCAACGTCACCGTCAACGCCGATGATGCGTGCGATGCGCTGCGTGTCGTAAATCTTCGGTATCAGGTCTACGATCTGGCGTGTGATGTGCCGGATGGCGCGCGCAAGGTTGTCTACGTAGTGATACGTACCGACATCGCCCTGCTTTTCACGCGCTACGATGGCCTTAGCCGACCGTTCGTTGCCCTGTTGACCCAGCGAGGCGTCATACTGGCCTGTGGTGGCCTTGATGTCCTCACCAGCGCCCATTTTAGCCTGTATCAGCCCTGTTTGGGGTAGCGGTGGTGCTGCACGCTGTGGAAGCGGCAAAACGGCTCCAGCGCCGTCTGTAACGTCTGGATTGACTTCCAGATACGGCCAGTTGGTCGTATTGGCAGTCTTCCACTGCATTTCGTAGCCCTCGAACTGGCCGCCGTAACCGATAAACGGTGCTTTTGGTGCCAGCGCCAGCATTTCTGCCTCTTGGCTGGTCCAGTAGTTGTACATACGCTGGGCGTCCTTGGCGTTACGCACAAGGCCAGAAATGTACAGCTTGCCTTCGACTTCCCATTCGTTACCGACAACGCGCACGACAGGTATCCATTTGCCGGGCCATTCACGCTCGTCGAGGATGTCAAACCCGTTGGTTTTCATCCACATGACCTTCTGGCGGTCTACTTCGCGTGTGCGGATAGGCGGCCCAAAGTTAATGCCTAGCTGTTTGTCGCGGTTTGAACCTTTAAACGCTGTCTCATTGTCAGGATACAGGTTCAGCGTGGCTTTTTCATACGATTTGTAGAAGTATTCCGCGATGCGGATGGTGTCTTCAGCCAGCCACTGCGCCATGCTTTCGTTACCAACGCCCTGCGACATGATGGTCGAGACAGGCGATGCGTCTGGAAACATACGCTCATAGTCGGAAATCAGGATGTCTTCGGTGACAAAGCACCATTCAGCGTCTGCGCCGCATGGGTCTTGGATCGTTGGGTCCATATAGACGCTGAACGCGTTGCGGACACGCGCGATGCGGATGTCTTGGTCGAAACTCTCTTCGTTGCAATACTCAGTCAACAGGCGAATGTAGCCTTCGCCGTAAGTGACTTGGTTGTCGCAGGCGGTGTCATAGGCTACGTCGGCGTCTGACATATACTCGATGTGGCGCACCACACCGTTGAAAATCTCTGCTACCTGCACGTCGGCGTTGTCGTCGGCTGGGATGACCTTGCCGCTAGGGCGGTTTTGACGCTGTTCGTTGGTAACTTGACGGACGTGTTGCGGCAATTTGTTAATTGTCAAGCAGGGACGTGCGTTAATTGTCTGCCCTTGGACGCTTCCACGAGTCGCCAGCACGTCCGCAGGCCACTGCCACTGGTTGTCAGGGCTGCCTGCCATGAACCGCAGGTCGTCCAGTTCGTCTTCACGGCTGTCAGAGTATGCAGCCTGCGCCATTTGCAGGCGCGACCGCATGGTTGCCATCTTGTCATGGTCGTCGCCGGTCGTTTTCGGCGCGTTAGAGCCTACGTTGGCGACTTTGCCTGCCGTATTGATGCCTGTAGGATCAGCCATGTGCTATTTCTTGCCCTTTTTAGCGGCTTCCCGCTTGACACTGTACGCTATCGCCACAGCCTGTTTGACAGGCTTGCCAGCGTTGACTTCCGCCTTGATGTTCTTACGAAACGCGGCTTTGCCTGTCGATTTGACGAGCGGCATGATTATTTCTTCTTCGTTGGCGTTGGCTTCATCATCGTCGTTGTACGGATGACTTGCACTGGCTTGGCAGCTTTTACCATTTCTGGGCCGCGTGTCGTACCTTCGCGGGCTACAGCTTTCATAGCTGCGCGCGCACGGGCTGGATCGCGGTTAGCGATAGCGGCCTTTTCAGCCTTAACGGTACCAGTCTTATACAATGCTTTGGTGTATTTGTTGGCTGGCATATTATTTACCCTTCTTAGCTGGTTTTTTAGCTGTTTTGGCGCTCTCTTTGAACGCTTTGGCTGTTGGTGCGCCTTTAGCGCCGGGTTTACGCATCTTTTCGCCTGATCCAGCCGCTATGCGGGCCTTCTTGGCGTGAATATTGGCATATAGACCGGGCTTCATGAGCAATTCCACCTTTTCAAACTAGCCTTAGCGCGGGTGCCGTCTTTGGCTTTGGCTGCTACAGCGCCCATGCGGGCGCAAAATGATGCTTTGCGGCCTGCATCGGCCTTTGTCTTCGGGTTGGGCGCTGGCGGCTTCAGCTTCGAGCCTGTCGCAGCGTTATACTTCGCACGGCCCTTGGCAGTCAGTCCCGCGCCTTTGGCAGCGGACAGCTTCTCCCCACGGCCAACTGACAGCGACACAGACTTTTTCTTGTCCGCCATTCTTACGAACCCATCCAGCTTGTAGAAATTCCTTGTGGAGAATAACTGCTCATGCGCCTCTTGTCAACGCGTGCTTCGCGGTGTGCAATAGGAAATGCAAACGTGACCGCGATGGCGTCCGCAGCGTCTGGCGAGGCCAACCCGCGCGACTTCATATCCTTCTTGCTTTCAAGGAAGATTGTCCCCTTGCTGTCGGGCTTTATCTTGGGGCTTATCAGGTCCGTTTTCAGGAACCTATCGTTGGGTATGTGCGCCGTTTTCAGCCAGTCACGCATGGCGCCCCACATCTCAGCGCGCTTGTTGCCGTACATCATCTGCTTCATGGCCTTATTGCCGAAGTTTACGCCGCGTATCTTGTACCTTTGCTCTTTCAGCCGGTCTACGATCCCTGCGCCTAGCCCGCCTTCGTCGATGACGACCAGCGCAGGCTTATATTCCTCTATCGCGTCGATGACATGGCCGACCACTTCCATCGTGTCAGCGCCTTTCAGCCGCTTGATGGCGATGATGTCACGGCCCTGCCGCACAGCAATGACGGTAGCGTCAGCGCCGAAGCGTGCAGGGTCAACACCGATAGCGATGGGTGCCGTTTCGTCCTTATACTTGGGCCGTGCCATTGCGTCGTCCACCAGATTGACGCCGATGAACTGATCGTCGCCTTCAGACGGGAACTTTCCGAAGACTTCGACGTGCGCTTGGTAGCTGTCTGGCCCATATTCGTCGATGATGCGCTGGTACAGGTTTTTGTCTGTACCCTCGACTTCGCGGGCGTCGATGTTGCGCGTCTGCCAGAACGCCCGCTTGCTGTGGAATGTCTCGTAGAAGTAGCCAGTGTTCCGCCGCGGGTTGGAAAAGGCGACGTGAAAGCGGTGCGGCGTATTCTCCGTAAAGAAACCATCGCTAACCGACCATATTGAGTCTGGAATACCGCTGGCTTCGTCGAAGATCAGCAGCACACCGTCGAAGTTATGGACACCCGCGTAGGCGTCAGGGTTCTCTTCCGACCACAGCCGGCCTTCGACGGACCAGTAGCGCGTGCCTTTCTTCAGGTCGCGCTCGACCAGTTCTGTCAGCCACTTGGCTGGCATGATGCGTGTGGCGGCTATCTCGAACCAGTGACTGTTCAGCGACATCGCCAGCCACTTAGTAATTTCTGCCCATGTTACGGAGCGTAACTGCGCTTCGGAGTTTGCCGACACGATTGTAGTAGAGCCGATGCGGGTCGATAGCATCCATATCGTGAGCCATGACACGAGGGCCGACTTGCCGATACCGCGCCCTGACGCAATCGCCAGCCGCATGGTGTCATAGTCGATCTTGCCGTTGTTCTGCTTGATGTGGTCGCGTAGCGTCCCCAGCACTTCACGTTGCCATTTACGCGGTCCTTGGAAATGCTCTAGCGGCGTGCCCTTTTCGCCCCACGGAAATGTCAGTAATACAAAAGCTAGTGGGTCATCCTTGATCGCTGGCGACCACAGCCTCGACATCAATTCCATTTCTTCCGATGCGCTGTAAATCGGCTGCTGCATTTGGTGTGTTATCCTCTAGCTGGGGTATCTCCAGATACGTCCCTTCGATGACGCGCTGCTGTGCCTTTTCGAGCGCGCCTGTAATGCTGATCTGCTGGTCGATGTTCACGTCGATCTGCTGCTTGGCTACCCAGCCGTGCTGATGCTTGAGTATCTCCAGCGCAGCCTTGCTGTCGCCATCGCGCGCCGCTTCGTACATCGTCTTTGCCGCTGTGTATTCGCCGTCGGTGCGACCTTTGATTTCAGCCATCTCCACCAGCGGGTCAGCGTCGGCCAGCACGCGGAACTGCCGCGGGGTTAATCCAGCGGCCATAGCCAGACTGTCACCCTTCAAGCCGTAGCGGGCAGCTTCATAGATTGCCTCTAGCCGCGCCTCGGTGGCTTGCGTCCGTTCAGGTGTGAATGGCAGTGAGTAGAAAGTCATCGGGCCGCATACTAATCGAGTTGTGGTTGGTATGCAACAGGCTTTGGTGCAGTGAGATTTTGAAAAAATAAAAATTGTTTGCGATAGGTGCCCGTGACAGTCACGCGGCCCAAGGCCCCACCCCTCCCCCCTCCAGCCAGTCAGCGTTCTAGTTATGTTCTAGCTGCTAGATTCTGGAATGGCCTTTCCTTTCCTGCTTACAGCGATGTCAGTAAAAAACACATCGGCTAGCTAGTGTGTTAGTGTGTTAACACAGTGGCAGACGTCATGTGGTCATGACAATCCATGTCGGCGATGAACCGATTGCGTGGTCAGTTTGCGTGGTCAGTTTGCGTGACCAATCGACTAGGTGTGTTACTGTGTTAATACACTAAGGGACGTCATTTTTTCTGAAAACGCAAGTTGCGCCAGAAAATACGTATACTAACCATATAGGTTACTTTTTTTACATCTCCACCTTCTTATCTATTTCATAACAATATGACGTCCTTTTGCCCATAACCCGCGCAATCAAGCCATTTTTCAGGACGTCATTTGCACTGCTTTTCATGACGTTTTTTTTGACGTCCAATGACGTCCATTTTCATAAAGTTATCCACAGATTTATTTTTGTTAGTGTCGGACGTCATTTAGGGACGTCAAAATGACGTCCCAATGACGTCCCTATTTTTGGCCTATTTCTACCCTCAAAATCTTTTTTTAGTGCAACAAATTTTGTTGTTGACAGCATGAGAAAGAGGGTAGATAAGAGGGCATCAACAATGCAATGGAGTAAATAATATGTATGAATTGCCAGCCAACCCAACAGCCCGCGATATTCTTACCCGGTCAATCGAATGTCACAATGGCGCATTCCGCGCTGCGCTTATCGAGCAAGCCGAAGCGCATGACTCATGGGCATCATTCACTAACAATGAGCGCGGGCGTCAAGGCGCTGTTGCGTCATTCAACGCTTGTCTGAGAGCGTATGATTTTGCGGGCCGCGATGATTTGCCAGTGATTGAACGCGCATCGTGCATCGCATCTGAAATCGGCCCAATGATTATTGCGCTCAATGTTGCCTGTAAGCTGCAAGACTTGCCAGCGCACGTCCGGACGCAAGCTGCAATTGCAGCGTAAACAAGTCCACCGGGTGACAATCCCGTCACCCGGTGACATCAATAGGAGCAACACGACATGACATATACAGTTGAACTTGTAATGCGCCGTAATGGCAATGCTGTGGGCTGGCAGAGCTTTGAGGGTTTCCCATCTAAACGCGCAGCATGGGATTTTATACAGTCGCATGGTTACACTGCCGCCGACAAGGACACTTGCTGGATGGCATACCCCGAATAAACTAACACCACCGGAGCGCGGAGCAATCCGCGCCGAGGCTGGCGCTAGTGCCAATTATAGGAGTGAGAAACTATGACCTTCATTACACAAGCAATCGAGACCCGTTACCTTTTCGCGACCAACACTAAAGGCGCGCGCATAGAGGCCAGCGCATACAGCGGCAGCGTCACTGTCCCATATGACTATGCGCTAAACACTGATGGCGCGCACAAGGCCGCTGCGGACGCTCTAATCGCTAAAATGGGCTGGACTGGCACATTTGCACAAGGCGGCAACGCTAAGGGCAACGGCTATGTGTTCGTCAACGTGGAGGGCGCGTAACATGATTATCGACGGCATCAGATACGCCCACAAGTGCGACGAGTGCGGCAAGGGCATGAACGAGGGATACGTCATTGAGGGCGGCGCAGAATATTATTGTTCCGACCCATGCCTAGACAAGCACATAAGCCCTAGCGAGTTTTTAGAACTCTATGGCGAGGGCGACACGCAAACCTATTACACCGATTGGTCAGACGACCCCGACTCATGGGACGACGAAGAGGAACTGGCAGCATGATAGCCCACATTGCCGCTCTAACCCTATTCGTGGGCGCTTTCGCCCTATCAATCTACGCAATCATTAAAACAGTGAGGGAAGCATAACATGACAACGCAAACATTACACCTAATCGACGAATACCTGATGCAAGGCGGATACACGCCCGGCATTGATGCCGAAACGCTAGAGCGCGAAGCGGCGCTAGTTGCCGCCGCGCCACAAATGCGGACGGCGCTGGATAGCATGGTGCTAAACTTCGCGCAGACTGGACGGGTAACGGATGAATTTGTGCGCGATGTTGCGCGGATGCTGTTGGAGATAGACGCATGACCAATGACCGTAACTATCTCCGCATGATGGATGACAGCGCGTTACGCATTTACGCAACGGAAAACACCACCACCGATTTAGAACTTGTCCTACTGGAGCGTTTTGAGCGTCTGATAGACGTTGACGACGAACTAGAGGACGCAAAGCGCGAGATTGTCGAACTAAATGCCCGGCTTGACCGCTGGATGGAACAAGCCAACACCCTGCAAGCGCAATTAGAGGCCAAATGACGGCGCTGTTAGCCGGAGCCGCCCTATTCCTACTCACCCTAATGTTAGAGGATTAAAATGACACAATATCAAACCGTAATCGTGCTAATGTTAGCCGCGCAACTGTTTACCGCCTTTCTGTTGTGGGAAGCCGTCAATAGCACCGACAAATGGCAAGCCATGTGGACACGCGACACAAGCGAACTGCTCTATTGGAAGCGCAACGGCATCCTACGCGATCCGCTGACTGGCAAATACCGCAAAAAGGACAAGCGGCCATGATAGAATATGCCGTCCGCAAGCAGATAAAGCACCTGTGCGGCTATATCAGCGACAAATCCGCTGTGTTGCAACACATCAACCGCGAGCATAACCTGCGCCTGACGCTGCGCGACATAGAAGAAGCATCCAGAAGCAAGAGCCGCGCACGGCGGATTGACCTAGAGGCCATGACGCCGTCACCGCTAATCGTCACGCACAAGCGCAAAGGATATGATGACTTGGCCCTAGCGTTGTTCAAATACCATGCAGCACGCACAGAAGGCCCTGAACGTCAATTCTGGCTAAACAGGATGATGGACAAGCGCGCCAAGCCCTCGACAACATTGGAGATATAAGACCATGATAAAGCCACAACAAGCCGCCCCCATGGGGCGCAAATATCGCGTATCGTCCGACAGCGCATGGCCGCTGCGCGGCATAGATGGCAAGACCTTCGCGGAGCGCCGCAAGGAACAGGAACAGGAGCAAAGCAAATGCCAAGACCAATGACATACCCAATGGGCGACATATCCGCCGGAGAAACTGTCACCATGCCAGCCGACAAGCGCGGCGATGCAAAGCGCATCAGCCGGAACGTGTCACAATTTGGCATCCGTAAGGGTCGCTGTTACAAGGTTCGGACGGTGAACGGTGTCGCGTTTATCACAAGGCTAGTTTGACCATGACAACCAAGAAAGACATTATGCGGTGGTATAACACATCCATATTGCCTCCAGACGGCACGGAAGAACTTAACAAGTTTATGCTTGATACCGCCATCAGTTTTGATGCTTTCTGGTATTTGCCTGATGGTTCGCCGGTCGGCATCATTTACAAGGATTTATCTAAAGCACTTAAGGCATATGCAAGGTATGATTTCACGGCAGACGACATCTTAAAGATGCACCCAACGCACGATGAAATTGTAGCCAATACGCTGCGGGTTAAAGATACACCAGAAGACTATGTTTTTGACGCGTGGCGACACCCAATACCAAAGCGCACAACGCGAATAATTACGGAGGTGCTAAGCCAATGACCGACAAAATACCAGTCATGGTTCATCGCTTCCGGTCAGTGCATCAGACGGCCCCTTGGCCGCCGCTTAGCGATGATGACAAATTTATTGATGCGGATAAGATACGATACCGCATCGACCCTAAGACGGGCGAACCGCTGCGGGTGCTACCAGCCCACGCAGTCATACTGAACGATGACGGCTCAACAGGAACCGAACATTGGGACGAAGACGGCAGACTTTACATGACCAGCTACCGAACAGTCCCTTATCCTAAAGATTGGAAAGCAACATGAGCGAAGATGATGATGCACTGCCCGAACGCTACACCGAACGCGCCGAGGCTACCTTGGCCTACCGCTTGATGGAGTATCTGGAGTTTCTAGGCGTGATAACCGCCGACCATGTAAACTATCTGCGCTACCCGCCGATTGAATTGATCGAGGATGCAGAAAAAGCATTAAAGGATGAGATATGACCAACGAAGACGACATGACAATCCGCAAAGCCGCACGGGAAATCTGTGCCGCGCAAGCCGCGCAGTGCGGCTCGGAGGCAAGCTGTGTAGCTTTCTACTTATCAGGCGATTACGACCACCTATTCGGACTGCGTATGGTCGAGCAAGGCATCCGCAAGGGCATCGAGATAGGGAGGTCGCTGTGAGTGGCGTTAAGACACAACACTGCCCCAACTGCGAAGCCACCGAGCAGAAGCTGCACGACTTCCGGCAAGAGGTGAGCGATGCGGTGGAGACATATTTTAAGCAAGAAAACTACTTGGGTAAGTTTAACGACACGTTAGGCCAATTTATCATCCCCGCGCCCAAGCCTGACCCGCTGGTTGAGGTGATGAAAGAATGGTTCGGCATGAAAGGCGGAAACTATGAAGACCACGCGAACGACCTCCGCGCCGCACTGGAAACCCGTGGGCTAGAGATAAAGGAAAAGGACGAATAATGCCCATAGTAAAACGGACCAGCCGCACATGGACGCCTGAAATGGATGCAGAGTTGATGAGTTATTATGAGCATGGCCTACGGCCAGCCTACATGGCCGAGCGAATGGGGCTGACGATTGCCTCTGTTGAAGGCCGCTATAGAAAAATAAAATCCCGCTGGCCGAAACCAGCGGGGGCCACCGCCGCAGCGATGGTGTGAAATAAAAGCCCCCGGCGGAGTGAGGACGCCGGGGGCTTAAAAAGGCCGGAGGAGCAACGCCGACCTTGAACCTATATCATTGCAACCAAATGGTTGTCAATTCTTGCCTATGTTCGGCATGATGCTGGACTTGGGCAGTTCCTCTGCCATGCGGCGCAACTCTGACTTGCCGTGCCTCTTAACAAGGTCAGGCGCGACAAAGATGTGTTTCTTGGTTGGGTAGTCTTTTGAATTAAGACGCCCCATGTCAACCCAGCCAGCTTCCTTTAACGCATGAAGCAATGCAGCCTGCGGTATTTTTACGCCCGCAGGCACGTTAACTGCCAGAGCGTCACAGATGCGGTGGAAAGGCCCACCGATGACGCCATCGGAGAACACGCCCGTCCGAAGCCGCATCATGTCCACAAGATAGCTTTCCGCTACGCTCATGCCATGCTCGACCATGTTCAGCTTCCATTCGGTGACAGGCGGCGCAGCGGCAGGGTTGAACCGCGACACGTCGCGCTGCCACAGCCATGCGGCGCACTTCTCATAGCCGCCTGCCTTATACCATACCCACAACTTGTCCGCTGCGGCTGCTGTCATACGCGGCGCGTGCGTCCACACGCAGAACCAACGCCTGTCCTGTGTCGGCAGCGTGATAGGCAGCGGATCGTTAGTGTAAGCAATCACCATCAGGCGGTTGACCAACTCGTAAGGATGCATACCCTTGCGGTTGACTGACAGCGTTTCAGGCGGTGCAGCGATGAGCGGCTTCAGCTTGTTAGCCATAGCGCGGCGCTCACGGGCTTCTGGTTCCTTCAACTCGTTCAGGATGACAACTTCAGCCTCAAGCGAATAGCCCCATTGGCTGTCCAACCCGCCAGCCTCAATGACTGACCTGTTGCGCCAGTGTTGACCTCCCAGCGCCCACAGGAACGGCTGGAACATACTGTCCTTACCAACACCTTCATCACCACCAATCAGGATGGCATGGTTAATCTTGATGTTAGGATGCTGTATCTTGAACGCCATAGCGTTGAGGATGTGGTCTAACTCCGCATCATCCGCTATCAAGTCGCGGCAATGCTGTAGCCACGGCTCGACGTCATGGTCTGCAATCTTGTCGCTGCTGGACACGTCAGGGCGTGCATCAGACCAGCGGTTGCCGTAAACCAACCCGTCACGCGTCACCAGCACGTCATCGCCAGCGGCGAACGTCACCGCTGACAGCGCAGGCGCACCGCGATCCTGCCGACGCTCATCAAAATAGATGGACGACTGCACACGCTGCGTTTTCTTGTGGATGGAGCGGCAGTCAACGTGACGGAACAGGGCGTTAAAGACGTTGCGGGCTATCTCTTGACGCGTCACCATGTCAAAATAGCAGTCATCGGACTGTATATAGGCGAAACGCTCGAACCACTCGCTTTGTTCCAGCCGTCCTGCCTCTTTCTTTTCGACTTCACGCACGCGCGCTGCGGCTTCATCAGGGAAGGCTTCGGTCGGTGCGATTTTCTCATACATCGACGCCAGACGTTCAGCGATTAGTTCGTCACGCAAGCCCGGCGTTACCTTCGGGCCGTCATTGTTAGCTACCCAATCAAGAAAGGTGCGGCTGTCTAAGTCTTGGCAGTGCCCATGATAGCAGCAGAACGAACGATCCAGCGGCTTGTAGCGCGCCTCAATCATGCCGTCGCTGTGTTCCTGATGATTAGGACAGACGATGGCGCACCAGCCGTCAGCGTTGACGTGCGACAAAACTAGGTTCTTTTCGGCAAGCCATGTCAGGACGTTGTCAAGCCCCGTGTCGCGCAACTGCACAGCTTTATAGTCGGCTGTGTCGCCTTCCTCTGGTGTGACGTCCAGCGCCTCGCAGATTTGCCCCAGCGTATACTCACGCTCAGGGTTGAACGATACCAGCCGCGCAGGAAAGTTGTTGCGTCCGCGCTTCAGGTTGACGCTGCCGGGGATACGGCAGTTGCGGACAGCGTTAGTCGCGCCGGGGTCTGTGTAGCCTGCATCTGCAATCGCCTTGATGGCCGCGCAGAAGTCGCCCTTGCGTGGCTGTTCGCTGAACGCGTAGCCCCACTGGAACGAACCTTCGCTGGTTTCCAACACCCATGTCGGCTCCAGCGGGGGCGTCTTTGACTTAGTGCCGACGTCATCCAGCATCATGAACAGCACATACTCGACGTTGCTGGACTTGGCGGACGGCTTGCCGTCTACAAAGCGGTCAACGATGAACGAACCTGTGTTGACATACCATGCCTCGCCTTCTTTCATGCGGGTCTTTTCTGGCAGAAACGCAGGGAACGTCGCCTTCGGTGCGCCGTCTGCATGGAATATCATGTTGCCGTCGCTGTCGTGCTGTGGCTTCTGCCGCACAACAAGGGCTGTCTCGCCGACATTGTCTGTCGCCAAGCCAGTTATATACTCTATGAACTTCGTGCGATCCTCACTCATCGCTTGCTCCTTTATTTGCCGTATCGTTCCATAATTGCCACTTCAGCGTTCAGGGGTAAACCCGACGCCCAAGGTGGCGGCTCACACATAATCTGCACCAGCCGCGCGGCGGCGGCTTCGGCTTCATCTTCTGGCACTTCCAAGACTATTTCGTCGTGAATGTGCAACACTACGTCATCCAACCGACGCAAGGCGTAGCGCAGCAAGTCATTAGCGACAGCCTGCGTGATGTTCTCACACGCCAGACCGCGCCACAGCCGCGCTCTAGGCCATTCCTTAGCGTCTGCGGCTGGCTTCCATGAAGCCTTAGCATAGGTCAGATTGCCTTCCTCGTCGAAACGGGCGAAAGGATAACATAGCACACGGCCAGACGGAAGAGCATACCAAAGATGCAGGCCGTCAAATAAATATGTGACGCGCCCGATGGTAAACTCGCGGCCCTTGTTACGCATGGCGCGCATATAGGTTTCCTCAAGGCCAGACCAGTAAGGTACGGCCCACTTGTTAGCCCTGCGCCATGCGTCCACCATGCGCTTCGCGTCGCTCTCCGACATCAGCAGGCCGTAGATACGGCCCATGCTGGCGAACGCCCCGACGCCGCCTGCAAAGCCACACGCCAACTCTTGAACCTTACCGATCTGGCGCTGGTCTTTATCGACTTCGTCGTAGCCGACATGGAAGGTCGCCATAGCGTTGTGCTTGTAGACGTCCTCACCCTTGGCAAAGATGTCCAGCTTGTTCGCACCAAAGATGCTGTTGGACGCCCACGGCGTGACGCGCGCTTCGATGGCGGCCCAATCGGCGACGATAAGCCGCTTGCCTTTGTCGGCCATCAGCGCAGGGCGTAGCATACCTTTCAGCACGTCCGTCACGCGGCGGCCATATTCGGGAACAATCTGATGCCCGCGCACCATAGCCTGCCGCACTAATGCAGGGTCGTCGGCACACTTTCGCGGGAAATTGTGGACCTGAAGCCCATATGATGAAGCGCGGCCAGTAGCACTGCCTCCTGCAAATACAAATGCTCCTCTAACTCGAAAATCCTCCTCATCAGCAAGCGCCGCTGCACGTTGGAATTTAGCAACGGACGATGCCCACAGATCGTCCGCGCACTGTATGACTTCTGCAACTTCCGCCGGAACTTCATCTGGGTTCTCCTCTGCCAGCACGAGTAAGTTAGCGCGCACGTTCTTGTCAATGGACAGCTTCTCGACGCCGTCCTTCATCACGGTCGCCACGGCTACAGCCTGCGGCCCTACACGGTCCAGCACCCACTTCTTCATCTTGGGGCTGCGGACGGATGTTATCTCGCCCTGCGTCACCTCTGCGACGATGGACTGTATCTCTGCCAGTTCAGTTTCAGCGTAGCGCACAGCCGCCAGCGCCAACGGCCTGTCAAGCAGGACGCCGCGGTCGTTGATGCGCTCGTTGGTGTGGTAGTCGGCCAACTCATCAGCCGACAGCGGACGCTGCGCCTGCGCGATAGCGCGCATGGCCCTGACGTCCTGTTCGCAATAATCGACCATCTCTTGCATCAGCGCGGCATCCTCGCGGAATGTGCCGTCTGATTGCGGGATGGACAGCGCGCGGATCAGTTGACCGCCGCGGTGGTCTTTCTTCATGGTCGCGCCAGCGAAGCGGCCCACATCCTCAAGGCTGCCCGGCGCACAGTTGGCGCGGGCCTGCGCTGCGGTGCAGTAGAACTGCTCCAGCTTGAAATCGACCTGAAGGACATACCAGAATATCAGGCGCTCAAACGCTGCGTTGTGCGCGTACACCAGCCCCTTGTGGTCACGGACGGCCTGCGGGAAAGGCTCACTTGGTAGCCACGTCCGCACGTCTTCGTCATCAAATGCGTATGACATACACAGCACGTCGGTGCTGGCGTCCTGCGCGTAATTGTACACGCCGCGGCTGCGAAGGTCGCAACGGCTGCGCGTTTCAAAGTCAACCCATAATTTAGACATAGAAGTTCTCACTCTTCCGCTACTTGCCGGAGCGCGGTGGCGCGCCCCGGCTTTCGCGCCCTGTTATACTACGCGACGACGACGACGCGCACCATCAGCGGCTTCAGCTTCAGCGGCGACTTCCAACTCCGCGTCATCTGCTTCTTCAGCCGATGCGGTGTCCATCGACACCCAATCGACAATATTAAAAATAGGCGTATAGATACGACCATAGGTCTTGTGCTGGTAATGCTCAGATGTCAGTGTGAGCAATGGCACAGGCTTAGTCTGGTCCTTGTCCACCTGATCGGCGATAGCGACGGCCAACGCCTGCACTGCGCGCTTGCCGCCGACTGATGTAGCCGTGAAGCGCGCCTGCATATCCTTGTCTTCTCCGTTCGTGCAAACCAGCATCATGCCGACCTGCATTTCCCATCCGCGCGTTGCGCCTGATGGCGCTGGCTCTAACTCTGGCAGCGGCTCTGACACCGGAACCAGCTTCTCAGCCAGCACTTCGCCGTTACCCCACGCAATATAGCCGTGAACGAACGAGAACGGATTGGCTGCCCACAGGCTGCCGTCTTCTACTTCGGTCTGGTCAGCACCGAAAACCCAATGGCCTGTCTTGTCCATCTTCAAGATGACTGTGCCGCCCGGCCCGACTTCGGACTGGATGGAGCGCAGCGCACCGGAGAGAGATTGGACGGATGGCAAACCAGCGCCACCAAAAGTTGTGATATTCGACATTGTATTGTACCTTTTCTGTTACTGGATTTTAGACATAGCTTTGGTAAGCGTTTGCCCGATTTGCAAAACCGCTGGCCGGGGATCATTTTCCGGCGCAAGGGTAGAGCCTGTGGAGACAGCGACAACTAAGTCCGCTGGCAATTCTATTTTGGCTTTCTTCAAAACCTTTTCCGCTTGGGCTGGCGACAGCGGCTTGGGGTCGCCCCATGCTTCTACACCAACACCTGTCAGGAAGGCTACAGCCTTATCCTCATTTGTCCACTGTCTTGTGGCGCGTTTGTTGACCAGCTTCCAGCCGGGGACTTTACGGCCTTCTTCCAGAAGCCCGTGCGCCATCTGCTGCACGTCTTTAAGGAACGCCTCAATCAGCGGCGCCTGTTCCAGATAGTGTGCAATCTGGTCAATCGGCAGCGCGTCCATCTTGGCTTTCAGCGCGCGGTCTACAGCGCCTGTCATCACAGGGCAGATGGGCTTGGCGGCGCACCACTTGCAATGGTCGCCTGACGCCAACGGCGCATCGGGACGCATCGCAATCTTGACGGCAGCGGCAAGTTCTTTCTCGAACGCGTCAACGCGGGCAAGGTTTGTCACCCAACGCTTGACGTAAGGAGGCTGTACAATAATCAGTTCGACTTCTTTTGCGCCTTCAAAAGCCCAAGCCGTATCCGCCGTGCGTTTAGCCGCCGCAGCGTAGAAGAGTAGCTGGCTGTTTTCCTCGACTTCGACAGCCACGCCATCG